GTCTTGTCGCTCCAGCGCTTGTCGACCTTGATGCCGAGTTCCGCGGCCTTCGCTTCGAGCTCCGCGCGCGTGGGCGGGGCGTCGTCCGCCTCGGGCTCGTCGTCGACGGCTACCGGAAGGTCGTCGGCTACGGGCGCAGCAATCGCGGGCGCGTCAGCAGCGGCGACGGGCACGGGAGGCTGAGCGGGCTTCGGCGCGAGGGCGTCGGCCTTGCTCGTGCACCAGCCTTCGGCGACGCGCTTGGCGACGAGGTGCGGGGCCTCGCTGCGGTATTCGAGCCCGTGCTTTCCCTTACGGAAGACGAGAGGCATTTCACTTCCCCTTCTTCGCGGCCTTCGCCTTGCGCGCCGTCGAAAGCGCGATCGCGACGGCCTGCTTCTGCGGCCTCCCGGCCTTCATCTCCGTCTTGATGTTCTTCGAGACGGAGCCCTTCGAGTATCCTTTGACGAGCGGCATGGCGTGCACGGTAGCACGCGCAAGAGAAAAAAGAAGGAGCGACCGAAGCCGCTCCTCCTTTCTCGAATCAGCGGAGAATCACGACTGGTCGAACAAAAGCACCCCCGCCATTTCCGGGTTCAGGAGCGCCGTGCCGAAGAGCACGTCGACGCGGTACTCGGTAAGGCTTGAGAGCAGGTTGAACTGCTTCTGCATCACGACCTCAATGCCCTGGTCGGTCGACGCGCGCATGACGGCGACACCGGCGTTCTCGGGGATCGCGAGGCGACCGGGGAGGAGCTCGATCGCCGACCGGTGCCAGAAGCAGTTGATGTCGGCGGTCGTGGTGTTGAGGAACGTGATCGCGGCAGCCGCGAGGCCGACGCCAGCGCGCTCGCAGTTCTTGTACTGGAGCTCGGCCTCGGTCGTACCGGCGCCCGACGCGCTCATGATCGGCGGGGTGATGACGACGGTGTTCGCGGCGCCGACGCTGACGACGCGGAACGTCTTCGGCTGGCCCGTCGGCTGCTTCGTGATGAGGTGCACCGCCTCGATGCCCTGGATCGTGAAGGCGTCGCCCGCCGCTACGCCGACGTTGCTCGAAAGCGTGATGGTCTGGAAGCGGTTATCGACGTTGAGGATGCCCGCGACGCTCGTGTCGGTCGCCTTCGGAACGTAGTTCGCCTGCGTGGCAGTGCCGCCGGTCGTGTTGACCGTGATGGCGCCGCCAGCGTACGCGGTCTTGCGGAGCGCGTAGTCCTGCTTGTACGTCTCGAAGGACGACACCATGCCGACGTACGCGCGCTCAAACGCCTTGTCGGAGCGGTTGTTCGCGCCGAAGGAGCGCGTCGTGCCGACGACGTTGCCCGCGAGGCCGTTGTAGCTGCGCGAGGAGAGCGAGAGGTAGCGCATGTCGCCGGGAACGCCCGTCTCGTTCATGAGCGTGTCGCAAAGCGCGATGTCGTCGAACGAGCCCGCCGGGGTGCCGGTCGTGACGACGAGCGAGCCGAGCGAGGTCGCCGTCTGCATCACCGCGACGTTGATGTCGGAGGCGAGCTTCTGGTTCGCGCCAGCCGCAAGGCGACCTTCCTGAAGGGCGTCGCGGAGCTCGACGGAGTTCATGCCCCATGCGACGGTCTTCACGTTCGTGATCGACGCGGGCACGGTGAGCTGCGTCTTGTTCGAGATCGTGATCGCCGTGCCGGGCGTGGTCGTCGCCGAGGTCATGATGTACGGCATCGGACGCCAGACGGTGCCGTAGTTCGGCGAGACGCTCGACGGCATCGCGGTCGTGCGGGCCGCGTCGGTCTGGTTGTAGTTGTACACCGAGACGTTGCGGCTCATCACGAGCGCGTCGTTGAAGCCCTCGAGGAGCTGATCGAAGGCAACCTTCTCTTCTTTGCTGAATGCGTTCGGCATTGTCGTGTTCCTTAAACGTTACTTCGTCTGCGCTTTGAGCTTCGCCTTGTAGGCGATCACCTTGGTGCGATCGCCGGTTCGGTCGGCCTCTTCGTACAGACGTTCGAGAACTTGGTCATGAGAGCCGCCCGCGAGGCGAGTCGTCGACTTGACGACGGTTTCCGGGGCGGCGGCGGGTTTGCGTGGGTTCACTTTCAACTGCGTCTCCAACTTGGCGACCGCGAAGGCGAACTTCACGGGGTCACTGATGGCCGCGAGCTCCTTGAGCTTAACGGGGTCCTTTCCGATGGCGTAGGTGACGAGTGCAGGGTTCTCTGACCCGCTCACGATGATGCCTTGCTGCGTGACGTTGAGCGACTCGGTGACGCTTGCTTCTGCGTCGTCGTAGTCGCGCACGCGGAGGGAGGCTTTCGCCTTCCCGTAGGCGTCGAGGCGGGCTTGCCATGCCTGCTTCTGCTGCTCTTCGGCTTGCTTCTGCTTCGCGGCGTGCTCGTCAGCTTGCCGCTTGCGCTCGAACCATGCCGCGAGAGCCGATTCGAACTTCTCGGCGTCGTAGTCGTGATCTTCGAGCTTGGGTTTCGCGCCGACCGCGGGCGGCTGGTTCTCGACCTGCTGCGGCGTCTGCACCTTCGCTCGAAGCTCGCGCACCTCGCGCTGAAGCTCTCTCTCTCGTCGTCGAAGCTCGCGAACCCACGCAGGGGCGGCTTGCTTCGGCTCCTCGGCCTGCACCGGCTTGTCGCCGATGCTGACCTCGACCTCATCCTCGATCGCGTCCTCGTCTTCCGTCTCCGCGGCCTCCGGCTTCGTCTCGTCGGCTTGCGGTTCGGCGGGCGTCTCGCCTGCCTCTTCGGTCGTCTCGGTTGCGGTCGTCTCTTCGGTCGTCTCCTCGGTGTCTTCCATCGTGCCCTCTGCTCGGCGATAGGCTCGCCGGTGGCCTTACGACTGCGGAGCTGGTTGCGCGGAAGTGGCTCGCGCAATCGCTTCGGCAGTCTTGATAGCCTGATCCTGTGCGGAAATGTTGACCGACGCAAGGGTCTTGACAGTTTCCGCCTTCGTCTTCTCGCTGTTCGCGATCGCGAGCTGCGTGTCGGCCTGAGCCTTCATCGCCTTGGCTTGCGCCTCCTGGGCGGCGGCTTGCAGGTAAAGCGCCTGCGGGTCCGGCTGCGCGTTCTGCGCGGCTGCGGCCATCTGCTGCGCCTCTTCCTCGGTCGGTTGAATCGCGCCCATCTGCACGAGCTTCTTGCGGAAGAACGCGCGCACGTCAGAGACGCCCTCGCCCTCGATGTTCATCATCGCGAGGGCTTCGAGCACGGCCTTCGTCTGCGGGTCGGACGCCACAGCGATGAGCGGCGTGAGCGCGCGCACCATCGCCGTGCGCTTGCTCTGCGAGCTTGGCCCAACCTCGACGGACACGTCGAAGCGTGCGCGCGAAAGGTCGTTCGCCATCTCGACGGCGCCCGTCTCTCCGATGGTCGGCTGGAGGAGCTCGACGGCGGACGCGCCGCCCTCGGCGTCGACGGTCTTCATCGTGCGCCCCTCTTCGACGTACACCTCGCGCGCCATGCCGAGCCACACTTCGCCGCAGCGCTTCATCGCCTTGGCGAAGTTGCTCACGTAGATGAACGTCTGCATGTCGAGCCGCTGCTGAACGGCGGCGACCGTCTCTGCTGCGACGTTCGCGCGCACCTGCTCGCCCGCCTCGGCGTTGCCGAGCACGTCGCGCATGTCCTGCTCGGCGATCTGAATCAGCGCGGCGAGCGCGGGCGGAACCTGCGGCGGCTTCGTGTAGCCGAGCGGACCCGCCGGGGCCGACGAGCCGTCGGGGTTCGTGAGGCGGTTGAGGAGCAGGTAAGGGAAGTTGCGCAGGTTGTCCTGCTCCCACATCCACTGGTGCCCCGCGACCTGCTCGGGGTCGAAGAGGGGCTTTTCGACCGACGAGAGCGCGCTGATCTCGGCGAGCTTCGAACGCTGCATGTTCGCGATGCGCTGCGCGTCTTTCGCGAGGCGGACGTGCCCCATGCACCGCTCGATGTTGTCGACGAACCAGCGCTTGCCGTACGTGACGATGATCGGAATGTTCGGTCCCGCGATGAGGCCGAAGTCTTCGAGCACGCGACCGCCGGAGAGCAGGTACTTGTGCACGCGGCGCGTCTTGCGACGCTTCGACGGGAGCTCGACGGCGCCGGTCGAGGCGAGCATCTGCTCGAGGTTCTCGTCCTCGTCGAAGTCGGCGCGCGTGTACGTCTGCTCCGAGCCGTCGAGCAGGCGGAAGACGCGCAGCGTCTCCGTGCGCTCTTCGACGCGGTAGTACTCGGCGATGTACACGACGTCGGGCGAGCACCAGTCGAAATACGTCTCGTAGATCTGCTTCGGCCAGCTCGACGGGTTGTCCTCGAACTGCGCCTCGTACTCCTCGGGCGTCATCGACGAGATGACGAAGCAGTACTTCGCATCGCTCTTGTCCTGCCGCTTCGCGTCGAGGTCGAAATAGACCGACGTGTCCGCGTCGAAGATCGGCTCGATGCGGATGCGCTGCTTCTCGTTCTCGGGGTCGAGCTCGTCTTCGAGCACGGTGCGAAGGCGCCAGGCGCCCATGCCGCCTCCGACGGCTTCCTCGAACGCGTTGTCGTACGCTTCATCCGCGACCGAATCCTGCTCGTCGGCGCGATACAGCCCGTCGCAGAGGTCGGCGAGCTTGTCGGCCTCGCGTCCGTCCTTCGGCACGTAATCGACCGTGATGCGGTTCGCGCGGTACTCGTTGATGATGCG